GTTGACGCACCGAATCATCATGTTTACTCTGATACCTAAGCATAATGATTCCACATTGCTACCTGTTCTTACAAGTGGCTCGGTTGCAGGCATGGTTCTTTTCACCTGCTTGCGACCATCGACTATGTTCCAGATCATTAAAATCTGCGTTAAAGGCGTTGCCAAGTACGCCTTGATGGTTGCGACCAATTCTCTAGCACTACAGAGAGTTGCGTTACTACCAAAATTTTGTTATCGCAAATCTACCTTGGTTATTGTCGGATCCGTAATTGTTACTGGTTTAGTTTTTCATTCTGAAACCTTTCCAGGGATACAATATCTTAAATCGCGGATCCTGCAAAAACTGCGCAATAATCCTCGTCAAGATTCACAAGTTATTCGCAATACCTTTAATGATATTGCCTTGACGGAGTTTCAACCTTTGCGTAGTGGCCACACACATCCTATTGCCGCGGCCGACCGGTCTGGAGCCTCAAGCTTCATTGATCGGTTGGGGGCATTGCTGGGCCGTGACACCTTTTTCGTACAGATGTCACGTGCGGACCAGAAAAGTGGCCGATTAGGTAGTCGTGATTATTATTGGGCTAAGGATTTTTCTGCCTTGCCATCACGACTTACCATACCTGCTAATCCCCTTTTAGCTATGGTTGATGTTGACCAGTACGTTGACATGCCTTGTTTTCTTACGAAGCACGTTCATCCTATGGTCTTGTATACTTTTCAACCTGATGCAGTTAGTAAAGTTACACAAAATTATTCTTATACTTTTGATGGTACTAACACTGTCCAGTATTATGTTACTGGGGCTGGGATTTTTACACATATGGTGTGGAATTACAGTTCTGATCATTTAGTTACTTCTCACACCATTTTTGGTATACCTTACCGAACTGCCACTTATTTGGTCGATCGACGTACTACGTCACCTGACCATGAGCTAGTCATGCTAACGCCTACGGGTCATTGGCGTGGCTTGGGCTCTATTTTGTATAAGTGGTGGATTTTTGGACGTTCTTTGGCCCGTCTCAAGGTTGTTGATGATATGGGTTTTGCACGGTTGCAAACCCATTCTGTAGACGGGGTCCAAATTTCTACTGGACGAGCATTGTCATTTGTTTCTGCTAAGGTACCTGTTACTGTGGATGATACCTTGGCTGTTATTTCTCGTACTTCAAAGTATCCGCTTACTAACCCTCAAGTATTATCCTTCGTGGATGGAAAGAGGGAGGTTGCAGCTCCTTTGTTGGATTACCATTTATCGAAACAAATTGCCAAACCTGACGTCGTTTGTCCGTTGCCTCTAGCTGTGCGTCGCTATCAATACCAGCCTGGTAATTTTGATAGTGATGCCAAGCCTAGTATGGTAGCCTTTATGCACCCTCTTATTAATGATGCTTTTGCTCCTGACCGGAGTGTAGGAAATGAGGAAGAATGCATAAAACAACGTGTTGTTGATGTAGCCCCTGTACAAATTAAATTGACTAATTTTCTGGCTACAGCGATGAAAGAGTTCTCTGAACTCCTTATTCCTGATCCACATTTACTGGATCCTGTCGATCACGAAACTGTTCGAGATCGACAAGCACGACCACCGCAAGTCCGCACTTTGGCTACTGCTGAGTGGATGCTACCTAAACCTTTGATCGAATCTTTTTCTAAATCGGAAGCTTATTCTAATATTAAGCCTCCCCGTCTTATTTCCACCGTTAATGGCGTCGATAAACGTGAGTATAGTCGCTTTATGTATGCTTTTGAAGTTATTCTTAAGCGACAGCCTTGGTATGCCTTTTCTAAGACTCCCAAGGATATTGCACAACGTGTCGCTGATATTTTACGACAAGCTGCTTGTGCAACGAATACTGATTTTAGTAAGTTTGACGGGCACGGATCTAACATTATGCGCGAATTGGAACGTATCATTTTATTGCGCGCGTTTCGTCATGTTCATCATGAGACTGTCATTGCTTTACATTTGTCTCAACATTGTCAACGTGCTGTTGCCTCTTTTGGTACTTGGTATGAAACCAAGTATTCTCGTGCCTCTGGCTCACCTGAAACTGGCCTTTTTAATTCTTTGGTTAATGCCTTTGTGGCGTTCCTAGCTTTAAGAATGACTCGCCTTAATGGCAGTTTTATGCAGGCTGAGGCGGCTTGGAAAGCTCTTGGAATTTATGGTGGCGATGACGGGCTCACTGCTGATATTAAAGCCCGGGTTTATCGTCGTGCCGCTTTTTCTATTGGCCAAGAACTCACTGTTGAAGAGGTTCCTCGTGGACAAATTGGTATTAAATTTTTAGCCCGAATTTATTCGCCAAACGTTTGGTTTGGCGATATGAATACTTGTTGTGATTTAAAGAGACAGTTGTCTAAATTACACACCACAGTATCATTGCCTCCTAATGTCACTCCTGTGATGAAATTATTGGAGAAGGCTAGATCTTTAATCCTATCTGATGAAAATACTCCTATCATCGGTGAATATGTGCGTGCTGTAGCGCACTTACATGGCGAGCCTATTCTCGCTGATGACCGTACCGCCTCTATGCGTTCATGGTTATCTCACTTTGATAAGGAAGCCCAGTATGAGAATGAAGCGTGTGATTGGATGATGGGTTATGCCGCTTCGGCTTTACCGTCTTTTGACCACGTAAGGTTTCTTTCTTGGAGATCTGGATGTTTCACCTTGATGGATTTACTGTCTGCACCAACGTTTCAGGAGCAAACTGATGCCAAATCATCAGTTCCTGTTGTCGTTGATGGACAGGTTATTCCAGTTGGTCCAACTCCACCCTCACTTCCTCTCGGTCGGAAAAATCGAGTGGATGACAAGAAAAACGTAAAGCCACTCCGCGGAGAACAAAAACCGTTTAACCCACCTGTTTTAAGTGATGGTAAGAGTTTTAATCCGTTAGAGAGTGAAGCTGATCTTTCTGCTTTAGTTCCTGTTAGCTATGGTGAGAGAGCCAAAATTGCTAAAGAACGTTATGATCGTCTTAAAGCTCATAAGATCAACTTAGGTACTTGGATAGAACGTAAACCCCAGACTTTTGAGGAACGTAAAGCTGCAAAGATTGCTAATGGCACGTGGAATGAGACTAAACATGTTCCTAATTCACGTCCGAAGCTTAATCCTTTGACAGCTGCAATTTCACCTGAATCTGGTCCTCCGAAAATCCCTAGGGTTCGTTCACGCGCTGATATACCCAAGATCATAGCTGCTGTGCCACGTGTGGCTCTTGCAGTTAATAAACAAAAACAATTTGAATCTTGGAAAAAGGTGCCCCTTCGTCGTAAGGTGGCACCAAATAAACGGCGCTGATTTCTTTTTATCGGGTGGATTTGGCCACCCGTTTATTTGCGTTTTACCGCTACAAATTTGAATTTGTCTTACTGAACATAGCCAAATCCATGTCCGATAAAAAGAAACAACAAAGGAAGCCAACTCAAGCACAACGTAATGCACAATCTAAGCGCGATAAGGCAAGGAAATCTTTTCCCCCACAAGGGGAAAAGAAGTCCGTTGCCGCACCTGTGGCTAAGGCCAAGACTATTCGCACTCAAAAGCCTAAAATGCAGACTTTATCCAATGGCGATTGTATCATTACCCATAGGGAGTACGTCACTGACATCATTGCTGGTGCTGGTAACCCATCTCTCTTTAAAGCTCAGACGTTATCGCTTAACCCTGGTCAGGCAGCCACGTTTCAATGGTTGTCCAGGATTGCCAATAACTATGAGTCGTATTTGTTTGAGTATCTTAACATCGGTTATGAAACTGAGGCTCCTACCACACTTGGAGGAACTCTTATCCTTACCGTTGACTATGACGCTGCTGATGCTGCGCCTGGAACGAAACAACAGGCTATGGCCTACCGTAGTTCTGTACGCTCTCCTCCTTGGAGTGCGTGCTCACATGTCTCCATCAAAGAAGATTTGCAGAAATTGAAATCTTATTTTATTCGCATTGGTGTTCAACCGCCTAATACTGATATTAAAACTTATGATGTTGGCAATTTGTTCGTTATGTCACAAGGTGTTTCCACTGCCGGTGCTACACTTGGAGAATTGTACGTTGACTATAAGATTAAGTTGATGACCCCTGTCTTTGAAGTATATTCTTCCCTTTTGGGAGGGAGTGCCACTGGTAATGCTACGCAGACCGCTGCTAATCCTTTTGGAACTGCTCCTATTTATGCGCCTCCTAGTAACGGTTTCACCGTTAATGGTGCATCTTTGATTACCTTTTCCACTCCCGGAGCTTATCTACTTGAATTTTATGTCTTGGGTACTGTTATCACCGGTGACGCTCTTGTCTCCACTGACGCTACTGGTGTTGTTACTGCTTTAGAAGCTGATGTTATTAATGGTGCCGGTACTGTTCTTGTTGGAACTTACGCATTTCATGCTTTACAACCCGGCGCTTCATGCACTTATACTATTACTGGTACTACTGTTACTGGTGCCGTTTTGTTTATTGGTGCCGCTCCAATTGCTTCCCTTTAGTACGATTAATCGGTAGCAGTGTTCTTTTGCGAAACACTGTCGCTGGTTTTAACCATCGGTTATTTACAACTGACTAGGTGAAGGTTTACAACTATGGTTCGCGTTCGTTATTACGTATCAGCCATCCGCCCTAGGGCCGATCTTGTATCGACTGTTGGGTGGGAGGCGTGATACGTTACAATGAATTCGTGCCTTTAGTCGAGGAACCAGCAGCCAGGTCTTGGATTGTTTAATTAATCAAATGGTAAATTTTCTTCGTTTTCTGTTTTCAGAATGAGTTTTCGACCCTGAGTGTCGTTAAACCTGTCCACGTAAGCCGGCTATATTGGCTTTCGTTAATGTTTTCT